CAGAAGTAGCCGCGTTTGTCGCAGAAGTAGCTGCGTTGGTCTCGCTGGTGCTGGCCGCGCTGGCAGAGCCAGATGCAGCGGTAGCCGATGTCGATGCGTTGCTGGCAGATGTAGAAGCGGAGGCTGCGCTAGACGCGGCGTTGGTCTCTGCGCTCTCGGCATTAGTTTCCGCAAGCTCTGCTGCGGTCTTAGCCGTCTCAGCCGATGTTGCGCTGGTAGCGGCGTTGGAGGCCGATGTTGCTGCCTCGCTGGCCTTGGCGGTGGCGGTGGCAGCAGACCCAGAGGCGCTTGTAGCCGATGCTGCTGCCGCGCTCTCACTGGCTGCGGCGTTAGTCTCTGCCGTCTCAGCGTTAGTCTCAGCCGTCTCAGCGTTAGTCTCAGCCGTCTCGGCATTTGTCTCCGCAGTCTCGGCTGCGGTCTTCGCTGTCTCGCTCGCTGCCTGAGCAGCCTCGGCTGCAACCTTCGCGGCCTCGGCGGCGTTCTTGCTTACTAACGCATCTGCCGTATAAGCATCGGTTGTGGTCTGGTCAGGAGAGCCTTGGTAAAAGCCGCCAGAGGTGTCTGTCTGGGTTACCGCATCCTCTTGGATGGTGGACTCGGTTGCGTCCTCAGAACCTACCTGCGTGGCAGGTGGGTTGTCCTTAAAAAATCCAGCCATCTTAGTATCCCATCTTGACTTGAGCCGTGGCCCCTGCGTACTCCGCTGATCTGGCGTGCTGCATCAATCGACCCATAGCGTTCTGGTAACCCCCTTCCCAGCGAGAACCATCGCTTCCAAGGTATTGGGCTGCTTCTGCAAGTGTGGCGTAAAGGTACAATTCGGGAGCCGCAGCGAAAACCACATTGCTGGTGGCGCTGCTTGTTAACCGCCCTGGATCGTAATAATAGATCATCCGCAACTCATCAGACGCGCCAACCGTAGGCACCGGAAAGAAACGAAGCCGATACGTCTCACGGGCAAAAACTTCTGGGCTGCTGCCAGAACGTGAAACGTAGTTGTGTAGCTGTGTCAGGCTCACGCGCTCCAAAGGGTCGTAATTCCAAAACACATCTTTAATTTCTAAAAAATCTGAAGGCAGTGTGGCGTAGCCGTCACTGCTCAAAGTGAGAAGTATCGTCTTCTCATTAACTGGTGCCCGAAGCTCATGGAAAATGCGATTCTCCGCAAGCTCAATAAAATCAGGAATGACGGAAGTTAAGTCTTCTCTGTTAAGCCAATCCGCAACAGAAACCTTCAAACCATCATAGGTGGTTATGCTCATAACCTTCCGCCTCTAGTTCTCAAATGCGCCCACTCTGGTGAGTTCAGCTTCTTCTTTATCTTCTGCTGATCCTCATACGTTGGGGCCATCATGTTTATCCCCTCTTTCATCCACTCCATCACAACCACAGCGGGTATAGACGCAACTCTTGCGGTGTCGCCCCATTTAGTGTGCTTGTCAGCCGCGTTGGCATCTCGGATGTTTTGTTCAATGATTGGCTTGATGTTCTGCGTGTGTGCTACATGCAGCTTATCTTCCATCTCGTCGTGAACTATGTGGGATTTCAAATCAGACATTTCTTTCACCTCATAAGAAAAGGGTGGCGACCCCCGAAGGGGCCGCCGTTGCTCAGGGGAGGGATGAGCAAACTTTACGCAGTCAGTGCGTCGATCTTGCCGCTGGCCTTGTCGTTTTCACAAACCAAGGTCAACTCAGTCAGCATCTGACGCTTATCGCTGTCGCCGGTCTTAGCCAGAACGATTGTCTGCATCGGACGCAGAACTGCTCGTGACCAATACTCGGTGTCCAGAACCAAACAGGTGTTGGCGTTCAGGAAACGATTAGGAACAACAGACACCTGACCGAAAGGTGAGATGATGATGTCCACAGCGTTAACCAGCGTGGTGCCAGTGGCGAAGTCACGCTGACGGCCTGATGCCGTTGCGAAACCTGCAACCGTTACAGAGTGAGAAGGAGTTACTTGAACCTGGTTAGGCTCACCACCTTCTTCGTAACACTTCTGCAAAACGTCCAGCAACAAGGCTTCCGTGAATGCACGGTTTGAGCCTGCTGTGTTGGTCGTAGCAGCGGCGATCTGGTTAGCGGCAGAGGTTAACTGACGAGCAGTTGTGCCGTTACCAGCGGTGCCAGCTTGCCCAGCGCCTACGAAGCTGTGTTCGATGTCGCGCTTGATTTCCTTACCGGCTTTAGCAATGGCATACGCCAGATCGCTGGTGCGACCATAGGTGCCTACTGCTTCAGCGGTTCCAGAAACCTGTACCACCTTGTCAAAGATTTGCGTGTTGGCAGTCTTTACGGTCTGAGTGATCGTAGAGGCTGTACCCGCATCCGCGCCTTCGACGCTTGCATTGGTCGCAACAGCAGCCAATTCGTCTTGCAGCCACTGGTGCAGCGTTGCAGCCGCAGTTGAAGAACCGATGCTAGAAAGCATTGGAGTAGTTGTGGGCGAGATGTCGTAAATGATGTCTTCTACGTCTTCGCGCTTACCGACCTGATCAAAGGTCTTGAGGGTGCCTGATACTGTTGGCATTTCATTTCATCCTATTCAAGAGGGCAGCAGCCGCATCATCTACCGTGCCGGTCTTTCTTAATCGCTCCCGTGTTTTACGGGCGCTTTCGGATTGAACCGCTTTGCTAGAATCCGCTTTGCCACCAGACAAAGTTTTAGTAGGTGACGGCTTAACTTTCTTTTTAGCCGTAACCTGTTTTGCCTGATCGAACAGCATGGCCTTGTATAAAGCTGTGATAACTCGGTGGTCAGCGACTTGGTTAAACTCCTCCGCGCCTACACCTAGTTCCTTATGAGCATAATCCCCGATCTTGTAATACAAGTCATTGCTCCAGTTGGGGATATTCGTCTTCAACACAGTCAGGCTTTCAGCCGCAGCTTCTTTGTGGGCTTGCTCGCTCTGTTGCTGTTGTTGTTCCTGAAACTGTTCCGCCTGCGCCTGTATATAGTTGTAGGTGGACTGAGTTTGCTCAAAAGCAGCTTTAGCCTGCTTGTACTGATCAGGATTCTCTACCGCTACCGCTTCCCAGTTCACACCCTGAAAGCGTGAAAGGTCTGCATTAGCAGCAGATAGAAGAGCGTTCATGGTCGCTTGAGTCTGCTCGGTTTGGGCTTCATAAGCCTTCCGCTGCTCTGCTACCGCTTGCGTCTTCTTTGTGTAGTCGCTTTGCCTGAGATAACCAAGTTTCAGTTCTTCGGCTGTTAGGCTTTCGCCATCAACCTCAAACGTCATCTCTTCAGATTGTTCCTCCTCAGAATCATCGGTTGGGTCTTCTTCGACCTCCTCATCTTCGGCGGCTTCTTCTTCCGGTATCTCTTCAAACTCTGCGTCTACCGTTTCGGCTTCGTCAGCCTCTTGATCGGATTCTTCCTCACCTTCGGGTTGTTCCAGTTCGGACTCCAAAAGCGCGGTTAATCTGTCGATCTCGCTTGATCCAGCGGAGTCCTCGGAGGTCTGTTCCACTGGTTCGTTTTCTAGTTCAGCCATTCTACTCACCATCTTGTTGCTTGCGCAACTCTAAGTTGTTGATTAATTGAGCAAATTGCTGCACGAACATCTGGCCCGCCTTGAACATAGAGTAGAGCCTTTCACGCTCTTTCTCTGCTTCAGAAGGCGTCTGCAATATCTGATCCACTATCCCCTGGTTCATCATCTGGAACGCTTCGTTGAAGACTTGCGAGTTCAGCATTGCTTGCGCTTGATCTGCCTTTGCTTGTACTTCGTTTAGTTCCATCGTTTCTAGGTCGCTCATCGTTAAAGTCCTCTACGGGTTGCTTTGGTTTAGTTTTCCTCTTACGAGGCTTCTTTTCTGGAGCAGAAGCAGCAGACTGCTGCTCCCTGTACTCCGAAAACTCTTTGAAGGCTTGCTTCACGTTTTTGTGAGAAGACTTCTTCTGCTCTATGGCTTTTTTGATGAAACCGTCGAATCGTGAAACGTCACTCATTAGCCGATACTCACGTTGCGGTTCTGCGTCTTCTCAAGCATCAACTCAGCTTCGTCCATCGCCATCTGATGCTTCATCTTCTCTGCGTCCATGAGCAGGCGAGAGTCTTCCGTCTCTTCTTGGTGCTCCTGCTTGTCACGCTCTATGACGCTGCGGTTCTGTTCCTTCAAGATGTCTAGCTCTAGCTGACCTTCCTGAACGCTAACCTGCCGTTGCAGCATCTCTGCTTGGAACTCAACCTGCTCCATCTGCATCTGCTCTTGGCGCTGCTGCTCCATCTGCTGCATCTCTTGCTGTTGCTGCTGCATCTGCTGGAACTCTGGCGAGTTCGGATCTGCCAGATACGCAGCCGCGTCCTTGATGTTCAGAAGCTCAAAGGCTCTACTGATCATCGCGTGACGCTGCTGCTGGCCGTACAGGCCACCTAGCGTTGGGTCTTGAGGGTTAGAAGTGAACTGCGTGTCCAAGCTCAACAGCATCTGAGCTTCCTTCGCCTGCTCATCAGGTGTCAGTGCTACCGCAACCGTCATCTCAGTACGATCACCAAGGAAGGCGGGGTTTACCGGCATGAACTGACCGTCTAGCTGTAGCAGCTTCTCTTCGTTCTCGTACTCCACTGCAAGCCGATACAGGTCGTGCATCAAAGGTTTTAGGAAGTTTTCAGCTAAGTTACGCGCCATAATCATGATTCGGCGGTTACTAGCGTTCATGAACGTGTTAATCAGATCGCTAGAGTTCTGCTTGCTGATCGCAGACGAGTCCATGCCCTTACTCATACGACTTGAGCCGGAACGGGCTTCCTTCTCCTGCTCAAAGTTCTCAATCGCCGTGTAGACGTTGCCGTTAAGCTGCGGAGTAGGTAGTGGTCGAACCACGTTCTCAGGGTTCGGTGAGTTCACGTCAATCACCGCACCGACACGGTTGTCCAGCAAGTCCCGTGGGTTCTTAACCAACGAAAGGTTGGCAACCCAACGACTTGTTGTTGTTAAGAACAAATGATCGACCACGCCACGCTTCAAAGATGACTGCGTTTTCTGCAAGTCGCAGAGAACGTCAGCTAGGCTCATGCCGTAGAAGCGGTGCGGTAACGGGAACGGGCAGAAGCTGCGGAACGGCATCTCGCTCACTAGCTCAACGTCCAAC